CGGCTGCCCGCCATGCCTTCCTATTCGATCACTCATCGCCAGGTGACGGATGACTACCTTGTCGTCCAGACCCTTGAGGACACCGATATTGGCATCGGGCAGTCGGTCACGCTCACGGGGCTCGGATCAACGCTGAACGGGACCTACACGGTCGTCGCAGTACCGCTGTACCGCTTTTTGGGCGTTGATGATGAGGGCGACTTCATCCTCGAGCCTGAGATCATCATCCTCAACCAGCTGATGATGGCCAAGACCCACGCCGACGTCGAGCGCGGGCCCGTGAGCGGCACGCTCAGCTTCGCGGCAACCTGTACCTGGATCACCAATCAGATGGTGATTGACTGGCTGGGAATCTCGTCGGCCACGGCCAATGACACGGCCTTCATCACCAAGTGCGTGGGCGCGGCGAACGCCTATGCCTACCGCCGCCGGCGGGAAGCCGGGTACTTCGACAGCCTCACCACCGTGCCTGGTGGCGACGTCGAGCTCGGGACGATCATGTACGCCGGCAGCCTGTACCGCGAACGGGGCAGCGTGGACTCGTACGCTTCGTTCGAGGAGATGGGTACGCCGGTTGCCTTCGGCGCTCACGGCCAGATCAACAGGCTGCTCGGCGTCAACCGTTCGCAGGTCGCATGAGCGCCACCGGCGTCTTTTCTGAGGCCCGCGACACGCTGGTCACGACCCTCACGGCGCTGGGGCTCAAGGTCGTGACCGACATTCGCAACGCCAGGCCGCTCACGGTGCTGGTGGATCCGCCCACCTTCACTTGCTTCAACAGCAACGTGGCCGACATTGAATTCGGGGTGCAGATCCTGGCAGCGCCGCCAGGCAACCTCGATGCGCTGGATTACCTCATTACCACAGCAGACACGATCATGGACAGTGATGTTTCTGTGATCCGTGGCATACCAGGGATCATGCAGATCGGGGGCCAGGAGGTCCCCACGTATGATCTGACCGTCAGAGTCGGGACCCAAAGGAGTTAGCCGAAATGGCCACCACCACCTACCTGAGCCAGCCGGACGAGCTGACCGTCGCGGGTGTTGACCTCAAGGATCAGTGCTCGAGCATCAGCCTCACGCTCGGTTACGCATCGCTCGATCGCACCGCGTTCGGCGACACCGGATCGCAGATGACCGCCGGCCTGCAGACAGTCGAGGGCACCATCACGTTTTACGTTGACTATGGCGCGTCCGGTGTCGAGGCCACGATCAACGGCGAGGTCGGCGATGGCGATACCGTGATCGTCGTCAAGAAGGACGCCGGCGCCGTGAGCGCGAGCAACCCTGAGTACACGATCACCAACACCATGATCGCCGACTACCCGCTCACCTACACCGTGGGCGAGCTGCAGGTGATGGAAGTTTCGTTCTCGGGCGGTACCTGGGCCCGCGACGTCACGCCATAGGACTCACGACAAGGGGAAGCAATGGCAGAAGCAGTCACCGGCAACATCCGTTTCACCATCGGCGGTGTTCCTCATGTGGTGGACATTTCGAGCATCAAGGCTGTCGTGCAGTTCGAGCGACACTTCGACACCTCAGCCCAGGTGCTCTCAATGTCGCCACGGATGGAGTACATCGCGTTCATGGCCTGGACCGCAGCTGGCAACGCTGGCATTGAGGTCCCCGAGGAGTTCGATGATTTCCTCGACGCGGTTGATGAGATCGAGGTCGTGGATGATGAGGATGGACGCGATGTGCTCCCTACGGACGGGGGACAGTCAGCCGAGCTCTAGCCGTCGTGCTCGTTTCAACCGGCTACTGGCCCCCTGAGGTGCCGTTCACCATGAAGGATCTGAACACCGTTCTCGAGGTCATCAAGGAAAGCAACCGCTAGTGCCGGTCAACGCCAAAGTCGAGGTCGTGGGCGTCCGAGACACGGTTGCTGCTCTGCGGAAAATTGACCCCAACCTCCGCAAGCAGTTCACGCGCGACATGAAGGTACTGCTCAAGCCGGTGGTCGAAAGCATCCGTGCCAAGTACCCGCGTATGCCGCTTTCCGGAATGGTGCGCGAATGGACGCCCAACGTCGAACGTGGTTACACAATTTTCCCGTGGAATTGGGCCAGTGTTCGCCGGGGAGTGACCATCAAGACTTCGACGCGCAAGAACAAAAACTCGGTGGTGTACATAAGCCAGGCTAACCCAGCTGGCATCTTGTTCGAGACCGTCACGCTAGGCAACGAGCTTGGCCGGAACATTCGCACCGTGGCGCCGCGCGCGATGTGGCCCACTGTTGACGCTCATGCCAGCGAGATCAACGAGGCTGTCCAGAAGGTAGTAATTGAGGTCGAACGCCAAGTGATTTCAGAGCTGCCGAGAGGATTCGCGTAATGGCCATTACCATCCCAATCCTCACGGATTTCAAGGGCCAGGGCATTGACAGGGCCGTCGCCCAGTTCCAGAAGCTTGAGGGCGCCGGCCAGAAAGCTGGTTTTCTTGTTCGCAAGGCTGCACTGCCGGCAGCTGCGGCATTGGGCGCACTTGGCGCGGGAGCCATTGTGGCGGCCAAGGCGGCGGCGGAGGACGCTCAGGCTGCCGACAAGCTGGCAGGCACGCTCAAGCGCGTTACAGGCGCCTCTGATGCCGCTGTCGTTTCGACAGAGGACTACATCAGCACGCTGTCCCAGTCCGTTGGCGTTGCCGATGACGAGCTCAGGCCGGCCCTTGGGAAGCTGGCCACGGCCACCAAGGATCTTGGCAAGGCTCAAGGGCTACTCAGTACGGCCCTCGATATCAGCGCGCAGACTGGCAGGCCTCTGGAATCAGTCACCACCGGACTGGCCAAGGCTTACGGCGGCAACCTGGGGGCGCTCAAGAAGCTACTGCCGGGCTTCGATGAGGGCATCATCAAGAGCAAGGATTTCGGAGCAGCTCAGGAGGAACTGGCGCGGCTGACTGGGGGCGCTGCAGCTGCGAACGCCGAGACCGCCGCCGGTCGCTTCAAGAAGTTCCAGATCACGCTGGACGAAACCAAGGAAAGCATCGGATCGGCGCTGCTGCCGGTGTTCGAGGCATTCCTTCCGATCCTGCAGAGCGTCGGCAAGTTCGCCCAAGACAACAGCAAGCTCATCGTCATTCTCGCTGGCGTGTTCGGTGGCCTGGCGACGGCCATCATCGCCGTGAACGCTGCCCTTAAGGTTCTTGGCCTGGTATCACTCCTGACTAATCCCGTGGGCTTGGCCATTGCCGCGGTGGCCGCGCTCGTCGCCGGCATCATCATCCTCTGGAAAAAGTCGGAGACCTTCCGCGACATAGTTACCGGCGCCTGGGAAGCAGTGCTTACCGTGGTGCAGAAGGTGTGGGACTTTTTCAAGGGCCCGCTCAAGGCTGCCTTCGACGTCATCGAGGGCGTCATCAAGACGGTGGCGGCCCTGGTGCGCGGAGATTTTTCCGGCGTATGGGACGGGCTGAAGCAGGTTGTCGGCGGTGTGCTCGATTACCTCAAGGCGCTGTTTGTTGACTTCCCGCTCAAGCTGGCCGGCGCATTATTGAATATTGGCAAGGCAATCGTCACCGACATTGTCAGCGGCGTCGTGGATCTGGCCGGGAACATCTGGAACAAGATCAGCGAGATGCCAGGTGCGCTGTTGAATAAGGCCGCAGGCTGGCTCCAAGGGCTTGGCAACATTGGTGGGAAGGTCATTGACTGGATCGTTGGTGGCGTGAGCGGTTTGGCTCAGGAAATTTGGGACAAGATCAGCGGCTTCCCAACAGCCCTCTGGAACAAGATCAAGGACATCGCCGGAAACATCAAGGAGATCGGCAGCGGGATCGCCGATTGGATTGTCAACGCCTTTACTGAGGGCTTGAAGGGTCTGGGAAGTGCCATCAAGAGCGCAGTTCTCGCTCCGATCCGATGGTTGGCCAACAAGATCGTCAACAACTGGCCGGACATTCCGGGCCTGCCAGGGCCCCCAGGTTGGCTCAAGAGTCTGCAGACTGTCGGCTTGGCTGAGGGCGGCATTGTAGTGAAACCGACCATGGCGCTTGTGGGCGAAGCCGGGCCCGAGGCTGTCGTGCCGCTTCGCCGTGCCAATGAATTCGGTCTTGGCGGCGGCATGACGATCAACGTCGAAGCCGGCCTCATCAGCACGCCTGATCAGATCGGCCAGCAGATCATCGAGGCCATCCAGAAGGCTCAGCGCCGTTCGGGCCCGGTGTTCGCGCCGGCATGAGCCACACGCCTGAGATCCAAGTGCTGGTTGGGTTCGAGACCACCACCGGGTTCGGCAACCCGTTTCAGCTCGATAACGCCACGTACGGCAAGCTCGATACCGGCACCCTGGGCGGCGTGCAGCTGGTGGATCTGACCAGCATGATCCGCAGCATCAACATCAAGCGGGGCCGCAACCGTGAGCTTGAGCAGTTCAACGCCGGCACCGCGTCAGTGGTGTTCTACGACCCCACGCGCATCCTTGACCCGCTCAACACCGCCAGCTCGTATTACCCGTTCGTAGGCCCGCGCAATCCCATCGAGGTTTATGCCGATGGCGTAGACATTTTCTGCGGCGTCGTGACCGATTGGAATATTGACTACGGAGTCGCAGCCAACGCCACTGACACTGTTGCCAGGTGCGCTGACGCCTTCACAGTGCTGGCTAACCAGGCAATGGACGATTGGACGCCGACCGCCCAAGCATCCGGCGCCCGCGTCAATGCCGTCTTGGATCGTTCGGAAGTCCGCTACCAGGGCCCGCGGTCAATTGACACCGGCAGCTCCACGCTTGGCGCATATGCCGTTGCGGCCGGTACCAACGTCCTCACGTACCTGCAGACGGTCATGGCATCGGAACAGGGCTACCTGTTCATCGCCGCCGATGGGACCCTTACGTTCCGTGGTCGAGCAACGGCGCTGAACGCCACGCCCACCATCACGTTCAAGGATGATGGCACCGGGGTTCGGTATCAGAGCTTGACCAACGCCTACGGCGACGAACTGCTCTACAACTACATTCAGACTCAATCGCCTGCCGGCGCAGTGCAGATCAACTCCAATGCAACGTCCATTGCGCTGTACCAGGCGCAGCAGTATTCCAAGCTCGATCTGCTCAACAGCACCACGGCTGAGGTTGACGCCCTGGGCGAATACCTGCTTGGCCGCTACAAAGATCCTCAGCTTCGTTTTACAGGCGTACAGGTGCAGCTGGCCGGCCTCTCCGCCGCCGACCAAGCCAGCGTGCTGGGAAATGATCTCACTGACATTGTGAGCGTGCTCAAGACGTTCGGCACCGGGACGCCGGCCACAGTCACCCAAACGCTCATTACGTCCGGCGTGGAGCATTCAATAACGCCTGCATCACATACGGTGCGTTTCACGTTCGAAAGCACTGATGGAAACTCATACCTTACGCTGGATTCCGCCATCTTTGGAAAGCTTGACGAAAATCTGCTCGCTTTCTGACCTATTGCCTGGAGGTAACTCATGGGCGCAGTGACACCGGCAGCATTTCCTACCTCCGGCACGATCCTGACGGCTGCGGAGTACAACAAGCTCCCGCGCGGCGTGGTGTATTACAACTTGGTCACCGCCAACCAAAACGGGATCAGCACCGTGGCTGACATCACCAGCATGACGGCGGCGACCTGGACGGCCACAAGCACGCGCACCTACCGCACGACCGTTTACCTTCCTTACGTACAGCAAAAGACATCGGCCGGAACCGTGGTCGCCCGCATCACTGACGCATCCAACGTGGACAAGCAGCAATGGAATGGCACGATGGCCACAAGCGATTTCTTTGCCGTCGTGATGCAAGTCATCGAAACAGGATTGTCTGGCTCGATCACGCGCAAGGCGCGCATCGCCACAAGCGCCGGAACGATTGACATCACACAGTCATCAACGGCGCCTGGCTTCATCATGGTTGAGGATGTTGGAGCTGCCTGATCATGATGCCCGACGAGACAGCAGCGATCCAATCGCAGCTGCGGGCCGTCGAGGTCGAGCTGGGCGAAGTCGTGCGCCTGCAGCGTGAGG